TCAACCGATTAGATGTTTCGAGGGTGAAGCGAAGCCGCATGAACCGTTTTGGACAGTAAAAAACGCAGCTGAAGGTGCTGAACCTGAAATTGAGCTGTATGGTTATATCTCTGAATATTCCTGGTATGAAGATGATATCACCCCCAAGAAGTTCAAGGATGACCTGTATAACGCAGGGGCTGGTGGTCCAATTACGATCAGACTCAACAGTTATGGTGGGGATGTGGTTGCTGCCAGCTTAATGAGTGCAATCATACGCGACTACCCAGGGAAAGTGACCGTTCAAATAGACGGTGTGGCGGCCAGCGCGGCCACCGTGGTGGCTATAGCAGGCGACCTGGTGAGGATCCAGAATACAGGCTATTTTATGGTGCATGACCCATCCGTAGTTTTCTTTCTGGCACAGCTCAATATCGAAGAACTGACCAGACTTGCAAACAGTTTGAGTGCGGTAAAAGAGGGCATCGTCAATGCTTACGAAATAAAGACCGGACTCTCAAGAACGAGGTTGGCAAAGCTAATGACCGATGAAACCTGGATGGATGCAAAAAAGGCGCTTGATCTTGGCTTTGTGGACGAAGTGCTGCCATCCCTCTCAAAAAGCCTGGAACTGCCCAAAAACACTGCCATATTGAACGCAGTGCAGAATTATACGAATGTTCCGTCTCAGATACTTGAGGCGATACAGGACCAAGAAGTCGAAACTCCTGAGGACGCATCCGGCGAGCCGCTCTTCACGGAGGAAGATGAACGCGAGGCGCAAACGCTACGCGAACGAGTAACCCAAATTTTGAATAAGGAGATTTAAATATGCTTGACTTGAAACCCTATTTTGATGCTGTCAACGCAGCTGATGCGGAAGTTCAGAAGATCGCAGCTAAGATCGATGAACACTTTCGTGATGGGACTGAAGAAAGTAAGCTAGAAGCGCTTGCTCTGCGCCCCGCGCTGGACGAAGCACAGGACAAACACGCTGAGGCTGTTGCATTGTATGAGTCGATGCAGAAAGCAAACCGACCCAATGATGTAGCGAAGAACTTCATTCCAGTATCAGAAGCTGCAACTGAAGCCGTCGATAACCAACCGACGGAAATTAAACGAGCGGACTATGACAGGATGAGCCTGCAGGACCGCGCAAAATTCATCCGCTCTGGCGGAACAATCACGGACTAAGGAGGTCCTAACATGGCTAATACCCTAACCAATCTTATACCCACAATTTTCGCCGCAAAGGACATTGTTTTGCGCGAACTCACCGGCTTCATTCCGTCAGTTATGCTCGACGCGAACGGTGAGGCTGTTGCTAAAGGCCAGACCATTCGCTGGCCAGTTGTTGCAGCTGAATCTGCAACCGACATTGCACCCGCTGCAACCGGTCCAGATCCTGCCGACACCACAGTCAGTAGCGATACCATGTCGATCAGCAAATCCAAATCATCCACCTTCTATTGGACGGGTGAGGATCAGCGCGGACTTGGTGATCTCTACAACGTCATCCTGAGAAATCAATTTGCCCAGGCAATGCGCGTTCTGGTGAACGAGGTCGAATCTGACCTGGCTGCCCTGTATAAATACGCAAAGTCAGCGTACGGTACTGCAGGTACTGCCCCATTTGCGTCAGATCTGAGCGCAGCTGCGCAGGTTCGCAAACTGCTTGCTGACCGCGGTGCACCTATGAGCGATCTGCAGATGGTGATCAATACCTCCGCCGGCGCTAATCTGCGCACACTTGGCCAACTGACAAAGGTCAATGAAGCGGGCGTTGATCAACTTTTGCGCCGCGGTGTCTTGCTTGACCTGACCGGTTTTGCCATCCGCGAAAGTGCCCAGGTTGCCAATCACACAACCGCCGCAGCTGGTTACCTTGTTGACCTGACCGCCGGCTATGCCGCTGCCACTGAGACATTCCATGTCGATACCGGTACCGGCGCCATTGTAGTTGGCGACGTTCTGGCTAACACCAAGACCGCCCGTGACACCAACAAATACGTTGTTGAAACCGGTGCGACTGGCGACGGCGATCATGATGTCGTTATTCACGACCCTGGCATCAAAGTTGCCTGGGTGAACAATGACCCGTTGACCTTCTACAGCTACGCTGCGAACCTTGCGTTTGCGCGCGAAGCTATCGCCTGTATGCTGCGCGTTCCTGCAATGCCAGAAGGCGGCGACGCTGCTGACGACGTAACCATCGTAACCGATGAACAAACCGGCATTTCCTTCCAGATCGCTATGTACCGACAATACCGCCGTGTGGCGTTTGAAGTTGGTCTGTCCTGGGGTGTGAAAGCTGTGAAACCCGATGCGATGGCAATTCTGCTCGGATAATTGAATCCACCTGCTAATCTCCCCGGGTGTATGCCTGGGGAGTGACGGTGGGGAAGTGAGAGCTGCATGGCTAATATATTGACTGAGTACGAAGCTGCAAGCGTGCTGAGAGTTGACACAGACGATCAACGTATGTTGGATCTGCTACCCTTGGTAGACGGATTCATTAAGAATGCTACCGGATACGACTGGGCAAGCGACGCTACAGTTGAACCAACTGCTAAATCTGCTGCCAGGATGCTTTTGGTGATGTGGCATGAAAACCCTGCCATGATCGCCAGCTACGTTAGTTCTTTGAATTTTGGCTTGCAATCAGCACTGACTCAGTTAGAAGCCCTGGCATTGACATTTCGGTTTGTTGAGGGCGCTAGCAGTGCAGGATTCATTTCTCTACCAGGTGTTCTTGAGGGTGATACGGTATCATCTGTGACCGGAATTATCGGTGTTTCAGGTGATCAATCTGCCAGTTTTGAAACTGTTATCAGTGAAAACGGGTATATACAGCAACTAAGCAGCGATGACCTTTCTGATAAATGGTTCAGAGTGAAAATCACAAAGCCGAGTGAATTATGAGAATCGGTGAAAAGCCAACCAATCCGGGCGAGCTGAGGGTAGAGATCACCCTGTCTTCGCGTGAAACCACGCAAGATGCAGGCGGATTCTTCCAGGACGGCACTCCTACAACCATCACAGTGATGGCGAGGTGGATCAACAGCCACGGAAACGAGGCATGGACCGCAGCTGCAGCCGGAGCACTTGAACCGGCAACTGTTCTGATCAGATATCAATCAAGTATTGATCAAACATGGACGGTGACGAAGGGCTCCAAGATTTATGAGATCGTGTCGATCGATGATATTCAAGAGCGACATGAATACATGGAGCTGAAGGTTAAAAGGATCGCAAGCGGATGAGAGCAAAGCTGAGCACCAAGGGAATTGCTGAATACCTGGAGCAGATCGCGCAAAGAGGCGAAGATGTGGACGCTGCCTGTGCAGATGCGCTCCAAGCCGGCGGCGAAGCTGCCCTGGAAGGTATGCGAAGGCGGGTTGCAGTTGACACTGGCAACCTGAAAGAAAACCTGAGAGTATCCGAGGTTCAGCAAGACGGCAATTTTACATCCGTGGAAATAGGCCTGCTGGCAGGAACAGACGCGAAAATAGCGCGCTACGGCAATGCACAGGAGTTTGGATCTTCGAGCATGCCGGCACACCCGTATATCCGGCCTACTATGGCTGAGGATAAAAACAAAATTACTGCCGCCATGAAGAAAAGTTTGCAGGAAAAAGGATACGTTGAAGAATGAGCACAATCTATGAGCTGACTTACAACGCACTATCTGGGCTTGGCTATCCACTGGCTCCCACAGTTTGGGTTCCTTCCAGTGGGGATGAAAGACCAGATCTCTACCTGATCTACTTTGTGGTGACAGCTCCACCGGTGCAGCATGCTGACAACAGCGAAAAGCATCGGTCTTACCTTGTACAGGTAAACATCTTCTCAAGAGATGGATTGAACGACCTCCCCGATGTAAGGGGAGCAATGCTCGCAGCTGGCTTTACTGCTGGACCCTTGCGAGACCTACCATTCTCAACCGAGACAGAGCATTACGGTTTGAGCATGGATTTTTATTACTTAGAAACTACATAAGGAGTTAACTATGACCATAAATTCTGGTGAATACAAATCAGTTGTCGGTCTGGACAAGGTGTATTACGCAGAAGTGACTCAGGATGATTCATCTGGTTACGTTGCAGATACGCCTGCAGTGCTTGCCCCAGCAATGGAAGCTACTGCTGAACCAGCCACATCCCAGGAGACACAGTACGCGGATGACGCCCCGTTTGACGTGATGACGTCCGAGGGTGAAACAAAGATCACCCTGACTGCGACCAACATCCCGATCGAAGTACTGGCAGCCCTTTTGGGCAAAACATTTGACGCCACATCTGGCAGAATGTACGATGAAGGCTCAGGGGCAACCCCGCCTGACATGGCGCTTTCGTTCCGTGCGATGAAATCGAACGGATCCTACCGCTACTACCAGTATCTGAAGGGCAAATTCAGCACGCCCAAGGATGAAGCTGCAACCGTCGAGGATACTAAAACCCCGAAGCCTACCCAGATCGTTTACACAGCCGTCAATACGGTGTATGAATTTGATCTTGGATCTGAGAACGGCAGCGTGAAGCGCATCATAGGCGATGAAGATACAACCAACTTCAGCGGGGCCACCTGGTTCAACGCTGTACAGACGCCTTCCTACGTAGCCCCGAGTGCCCTGGCACTCAGCAGTTCAGTACCTACTGATGGCACAACTGGTATAAGCGTAAGCGCCAACCAGACCCTGACCTTCAATAACGCACTGAAGGATGACGCCATAGAAAGGATCATTCTACTGAAGGCATCTGATGGATCAGTTGTAGCCGGTTCAATAACCCTGGATGCAACACTGAAGATCATCACAATCGATCCGACCGCGAGCCTAACTGGTGCTACGCCTTACATCATCACTTACTCGGTCGAGGACATCTACGGTCAGACCCTGAACGGCGCGATCAACTTCACAACCGCATAACAACCATCTTTCTTCTCCTTTCGAATCCCCTCTTCCGCTTCGTGGCAGGGAGAGGGGAGGAGGGGAGAAGAAACTGGAACATAAGGAGAAAAAAGATATGCCACCAACACCGATGGTTATCAGGCTATACGATGCCAACGACGAATACCAGGAGTTCACACGCAATTTTGTACCCTGGAAACTATTAAAACTTGCCATCAAGCTGTATCAGGGTATGAAAGACTTCGATGGAATCACTGACATGCCCGAAGAGATGATCGACAGCCTGGCAGCGCTGGTTGTAGAGGTATTTGGCAACCAGTTCTCGATCGAAGATCTGAACGAAAAAGCCGATGTAACTGAGATGATCACAGTGATCAATCAGATCGTGGCAAAGGCAAGCGGTGGGGTAAACCCTACCAATCCGGGGCAAGCCCGGAAGTAACACAAATAACAGATGATCGCAGCCTGCTTGAGATCATACTGGATCTTGAAATAACAATGGTGAAGCATCTTGGATGGAGCTTGAGAGACATTGATGAAACGAGTGTAGAAAGCATACTGGATTTTATCAGGCGACTCAGCAAGACATCTGGAAAGCAACCAAATAGTGATAAACGCATGGCATACTGCGACGAGGTTAACTTTCTATGACAGATAACAAACTGACTTCATCCCTATCCCTCGACTCGACCGACTTTAAGACGCAAATCGCGTCGATCAATCGCGAGCTGCGCGTTATGGAGAGTGAGTTCAGAGCAAACGCGGCAGGACTTGGAGACTGGAGCAACGATGCATCCGGCCTTGAGGCGCGCATGAAGTCGCTCAACGGTCAAATAGATTTGCAGCAGAAGAAAGTAAACGCCTTGAGCGATGAATACGGGCGTGTCGCAGATGAAAAAGGCGAAAATTCAAAAGCCGCTCAAGAATTACAGATAAAGCTGAATAAAGAAACTGAAACGCTCAACAAGATGAGCAATGAGTTAAAAAATTCAGAGTCCAAATTGCAGGGAATGGGCGAAGAAGCTGATAAAACTGGAAAAGACGTTGAGCAGCTCGGTGAATCAGAAAAGAAAGCTGAAAAAGACACCAAATCGCTCGGATCCGCGCTTGAAGGCTTGAAAAACGTGGCCGCCGGTGTCGGGAAGGCGGTGGCAGCTGTTGGCGCGGCTGCAGTTGGGGCTGTGGCTGGGCTGGCAACGATGGTTGTTTCCGCATCGGACGCAGCAGGGAAACTTGTGGACCTCTCCAACCAGACGGGAATATCCGTTGAACAGCTGCAGGAAATGAAGTATGTGGGTGATCAGCTGGGCGTTCCGTTGGAAACAATGGAAAAAAGCCTGACAAAACTCACGAAGAACATGGGGGATGCATCCGAAGGTACTGGCACGGCTGTTGATGCTTTTGAAAAGCTTGGTATTTCTGTAACTAACAGCGACGGCAGCCTGCGAGATGCACGCGTGGTATATCAAGAGGCGATCGATGCCCTTGGTGGTATGTCAAACGAAACAGAGCGCGACGCAGCTGCGATGGATCTGTTCGGTAAGTCTGCAATGGATCTGAATCCACTCATCAAAGCGGGTGCAGATGAGATCTCTGCCCTGACTGAAGAGGCGCATGAGATAGGCGCTGTGATGGATACTGAAGCCGTTGAAGGGCTTGAAAGCTTTGGCGACTCACTGGCCAGTATGAAAGCCGGCATCCAGGGCAACCTGGGTATGATCGCAAGCGCCATTATGCCAACCTTCCAGGGTATTGTTGACCTTGGGTCTGGTTATATGAAAGAGTTTGCCGGCATCATCTCAGGCTCTGAAGGTGATCTGTCTACAGCCGGTCCACAATTAGGCGATCTTTTGGGGCGCATCGTGAGCGATGTGGCGACAAAGATACCAAACTTACTGCAAGCTGGTCTGGCAGTGATAAAAGGATTGGTGCAGGCGATCGTTGACGCCATGCCTGAGATCATCCCTGCTGTTATACAGATCCTCAGCTCCCTGGTTGGATTTATAACAGAGATGGCTCCCATGCTGGTTGAAGCAGCCATACCCCTGATAACAGAAATTATGGCAGGAATCAGCGAGATGTTACCCATGCTGATCGAATCAGCTATCGCCATTATGGTTACCTTGATCGAAGGCCTAACCGAAGCATTACCGCAGCTGATCGATATGATAACCACCTTGATTCCAGCGATCATCGACACCCTGATATCCAATCTTCCGTTGCTCATTCCTGCAGCCCTGGAATTGATCATCGCCTTAGTAAACGGGCTGATCGCTGCTGTTCCCACATTAGTGGCCTATGTGCCAGAAATGGTTGTGGCTATTTTTGACGCATTCATTACTGCACTGCCTATGATCGCAGACGCAGCCGTCGAGCTGATCGTCACCCTGGTGACCGGCATCGTAGATATGCTGCCTCAGCTGGCAACAGCCGCACAGGATATTATCGACGCACTGGTTGATGGAATCGAGGGGCTGGCAACTAGTCTTTGGGAGGCTGGCAAGAATATCGTCAACGGTGTTTGGGACGGCATCTCAGGCGCTTACGAGGATTTCAAGAGCAAGGTCAGCGGGTTCTTCTCGGGGATCGTTGGCGCGGTCAAAGATGCGCTGGGTATCAAATCTCCCAGTACTGTCTTTGCTGGTATTGGCCAGAATATGGCACTTGGTCTTGGCTTTGGTTTTATGGACTCACTTGGAAATGTTGAGCGGGATATTGCCAGTGCGGTTAGGTCCCTGGCACCTTCTGTCAGCGGCAGCCTGGCATTAAGCGGGGCAGCCAGCGGCGCAGCTTCAGGTCCGATCAATATCACAGTACAGGCGGGCGGATATTCCAACATGGACCTTGATATTCTGGCAAGAACTCTGGTAAGAAAAATTGAAAGGGCACGAAGATGAGTATTACGCTTAAATTAATTGACGATGCAGCAACTGAAGTTGATCTCAATGGATCAGGCGTGACGCTGCTGGATGGGTATTATCCAGAAGTAAGCATCGATCTCACGCAAAAGATAGGGGATTCATTTGAAGTGGTAATCGCCGGCACATCCAGCGAAATAAACGATGCAGTGCGGGAGATCAACCGCTGCTTTCAATATGCAGAGGAAAACAGTGTAGGCGCGCTTGGTATGTGGCTGAACTTTGCCATAGATGGCGGGTCTGCATGGCGCTCGCGTGTATACCGCGGCATAATCACCTACAACAGCAAATTAGATTTTTATTATCGCAGGGGTAAACTGAGAGCAACGATCTTCATCGAACGCGATCCGTTCTGGGAAGGACCGGAGACACAGATACCACTAACCAATCCGAATGGAACAGACAACATAACTGGGCTAAATGTGTATAACAGCAACGAATTAGTTGGTATATCGCCAGACAATAAGGCTAATTACGTGCAAATAGCCGCTGACGACATTGTCGGAGATTTGTCTGCACCCTGCCGGCTTGAAATGGTTAATAATTATAATGATGCGGACAGGCTGTGGGATGTGTTTATATCTCACAATGTGAGGGCAACTCCGGAAAGTTTCAACCATTGGCTGGAGGGAGAAGACGCGGCAGATGGTGGCACCAAAACATCCAGCGCGTTAGCAAGCGGGAATTATTATCAAGCATTCACATCAACCGGAGACACGCAGTCCAGAGCTGGCTACTGGACATTGAACTCAGCTTTTTTGGGCTATGCCAAGTCGCGCTGGTTCAAGCTATTGGCTAGATTCATGTCCGACCCTGATGGTATTAGAGTTCAGACTAAAATTATGGTTCCAAGCGGCACGCCATTAACAGTAGTGGAAAGCAGCCAGGAAGTACTTTTGACATCGAGCCAATTACAAGAGATAGGCGAGCTGCAGATCCCGCCCTGGCTGATGAATTCAACAGCTTTACAGGCGGTAGATTTATGTCTGTATGCACAAAAAACCGGTGGGTGGACGATCAACCTGGACTATATCCAGCTATGCCCAGTAGATTCTTATCGAAAGTTACATCCCATTGGATATGGAACATCCTATGAAGATAGGCTAATCGATGACGGAATTAATGACCAGATTTATACAGACGATGGCTCTGGGTTAGACAAAACAGGCCACTATATAGCCACAGGAAATAGATTATTATTGGTACCTAACAAGGTGCAGCGTATATACTTCGTCCAAACAGGCTCGAGCGGCGATACAGACATTTCTCGGGTTCTGAGCGTAAAGGCGCATTACAGACCGCGGAGGATCAGTTTATGAGTGACTTTATTGTTAACATAAAAGATCGGTCCTTTAGTGATTATCTAATCTTACCACCCGTAAAACTGACACCTGAGCGTTATTCGTTTGCTGCAATTGGCGGTCCAAAGTCAGCTGTGATCCAGATGGAATCGAGTGAGCAGAGAGCGATCTGGGAAACACTGGAGTGGCTGCGCTGCCCGATAGAGATCATTGACGATCGCCAGAGAACGGTCTGGTGGGGATATATCAGTGAGATTGAGATCAGAGTGGGCGCGCTGACCGTGCGTGTAAGCCTGGCTAACATGTTTAACAAGGTACGCGTGCTCTACGATGAAACTGCTTCAGCGTGGGTTGATAATGATGAGTCTGTCGCTACATACGGAACGAAAGAACTGGTACTGACTCTCTCGGACGCCTCTGCAGATCTAGCAGATGCGTTAGCAGCTGCGCAGTTGGCAGCTTCCTGTTATCCAGTGCCAGAGATCTCATTTGGTGACCCACAAACCGGATACAGCGGAACGCTTGTCTGCGCAGGATGGTTTGAGACACTGGATTGGTCATATTTTTCAGAAGTGACCGGCACGGCGATCGACACCGCTACTCAGATCTCCAACATTGCAACCGATTGCGGGGAATTCATTGATTCTATCGACCTGCAGGTTGCATCTGGAATCACCTCAGACCCATACCGCGAAGGGGATAATACTGCAAAGTATGAGATCGTGGCGCTGCTAGAGTCTGGTACGAGCAATGGATTGCGTTTGCTAGCAGCTGTGAACAAGGTAAGAGAACTGAGCGTATGGGAAGAACCTGAAGCAGATCCTGATCAACCTGATATTTATATTACGGCAGACGGAAGGGTCTATAACGAATGGGGCGATCCTTACTACGCCAGTGTATGCCCTGTTGGCATCTGGGCAAGACTCAAAGATGTGATTCCTGGTTCGCTTGATCTGAGCATTATGGCAGACCCAACCATGCTATTTATTGAAGAAGCGGAATATGTAGTAGAAAACAAACGTTACTACCCGACAGCCAAACTGCAGGCAGATCCTCTGGGTGTTGGAACGGAGATCATACCAGGATGATCAAGCTCAGAGTCAGCGCACTATTCTCCATGATGAAGCCGTATATAGCGAGCATGGTTCAGGACATTTCTGACGAGGTACCTGTTGGCACGATCGTTATGTTCGGATTGGAGGCTGCGTCAATACCTTCGGGCTGGTACATCTGCAACGGACAGGTTGTCGGGTCTATCACGACCCCCGACCTGCGGGGTAAGTTTGTTTATGGCACGACAGATGACACTGACCTCGGTGATACTGGCGGTGAAAGCTCACACGATCACAGCATAAGCGGTTCTGTGGCAAGTGAAAGCAGCCATACACACACCCAGGGGAATACTGGCGCAGAGGCAAGCCATACACACACCCAGGGAAATACAGGCGCAGAAGCAAGCCATACACACACCCAAGGGAATACAGGCGCAGAAGCAAGCCATATACATGGCGATGGGACGCTGGCAGCAGATTCTCAATCAGTTACTGTAGATATATCTGGAACAACTGGTGCAGAAGGCGACCACACGCATGGATTTTCGGTTAATTCTGGTGGTCCAAGCGGCACAACTGGCGTAGGCGCTGGCTCTGCCACATATCCTGCAAGCAGCAGTCATACTCATACAACCTCAGGCACAACTGGCTCTGGCAGCTCTCACTCTCATGGATTTTCAGACACCTGGACTGGTTCACATGGTCACGGTATATCGGGCTCAACTGGTGCAGGATCTTCGCACAGTCACACTAACCCAACAACCGCTGCAGGATCTTCGCACAGTCACACTAACCCAACAACTGCCGCAGGATCTTCGCACAGTCACACTAACCCAACAACTGCTGCTGGCAGTGCGCACAGCCATGCAGTTGGTACACTGGCAGTAGGTAGCAAATCTACCCTGCCACCTTATACAAAACTTTATTACATTATGAAATGTGAGTAACCTATGAAACTAACCTTTGCTGAAATGAAACAACTTGGCTGGATACCAGCTAACCCTGACACCCCAGAAATGAGACAGTCTGTCATGGATAGAAGTAAGTTCAAGCCCAAAAAGAACTTATTGACACTGGCAGGGCTGACGCGTACCACACCATTAAATATCTACGATGTCAGGGTAGTTGATATCAGCTACTGGCAAAACCCTGCTGACATTGATTACGACCTGCTTTGTTCGCAGGTGGACGGGTTTATTTTGCGTGCGGTCTACAGCGTATGGAAAGACACTTTCTTTGATGCGCACTTCAATAACATCATAGCAAGGGGCAAGCCTATTGGGGCATATCATTACATTGTGGGGAATCAAAGCCCACTTCTGCAGGCGCAAGCTTTTCGCGATGCGATCGAAGGTAAGGAACTGCAGCTTGGTACTCATATTGACGTAGAAGATACGAGGGTAGGCACTGCTCTCAACCGTCAGATCGTAGATAGTTATGCAGAGAATCTGTCTATCGTTCATGGAAAAGCCAAGACGATCTATACAGGACACTATGCCTGGCAAGTGATCATGAATGGAGCGGACTACACAGATTATGACCTCTGGGTGGCGAACTATGGTGTAACACAACCAGCCATCCCGCCACAATGGACTTCATGGAAGCTATGGCAGTACACATCAAGCGAGGTGCTTCCAGGCTACGCAGACAGGCTGGATATATCCTATTTTGATGGTTCAAAAACTGCTTTTCGTGATTGGTTAGATGGGGTTGTAGAACCCCCCAACACGGATCCTCTCTACGAGGTGGAGGTTATTTGTACCGGTCTAAACATACGCAAGTGCCCGAGTACGGACTGCGCAGTACTATATGCAGTACCACGGGGAACGATCCTTCCGGTATACGAAGAGGCTGGGCTATGGCTCAGAGTTGGCACTGATAAGTACTGCTCGGGTAATTCAATTTACGTAAAACGGATAGAGCCGCCGGTCGTTGAACCAAGCGACAAAGAAAAATTAGATCTACTCTGGGCAGCTCACCCAGAATTACATTAGAAAGTACTCACTGGAGGAAAGATGTTAAGAATTTCAACGATCAGGGGTAACCCTTTATATTACAGAAACCTTATCGCCCAGGAAGAAGAGCCGGCAAAGGTTTATGGCGTTAGCTGGGATAAGGCTGCGACGTCCACCCTGACACGCACAGATGATGCAGTTGGCATGGTTGCCGCCGCTGGCGTTGATTCTGGCACGGTGACAAACGACTTTGACACAGCTGACATCTACAAAGATATCACAGATGTTACCGACACGCTTGGCAATGAGTTTGTGCGCATCCCGAAATTTTATATCAAAAAGACGGATGGGACGGGCTATAAGACGTGGCAGATTTCGCTCTCAAAGGGCGATGGTTATTATCTACCCTGGTGCTTCTGGGATTTTACCAACGAGGTCGAACTCGACTATGTTTATGTTGGCAAATATACTGCCAGTCTGATGAATGGAACGAAGCTGGCGTCTGTTTCTGGCACGTATCCAAAGGTGTTAGATAACATTGTCAATTTCCGCACCTACGCAGAGAATAACAACGTGGACGGGCTGCTGGGTTATCAGCAGATGGACGTGCATGTATATGACATGCTGCAGACGCTGTTCTATGTGGAGTTCGCCACGCTCAACTGTCAGAGCATTATGCGAGGCTTTGCGGATGGAAGATATGTTGGCACGGATGTATTGGTAGCAGATACAAGCCCTGCTGGCAATACGCTAATTGTCAGCAACGCGGTTGGTGCGTATTATGCTGTAGGTCAGGCAATCTCAGTTGGTACTTCTCTAGGCGGCAACCAGCGATTCTACGGGCGTACCATAACAGACATTGACGCTGACACGCCTGTCGCAGGACAAACGACCATCACGTTTGACGGGGATGCGGTCGCACTTGTCACGAATGATATTCTATACAACACTGGTATGAAAAGCGGCTTCAGTTCAGCAATCGCAGCGACATCTGGATCAATCAGCAGCAATTCGGACGGAAAACACTCGTTTGTCTATCGAGGCATAGAGAGTCTTTACGCAGATGTGTGGCAATTTGTTGACGGTGTGAATATCAATGAGAGACAGGCGTGGGTATGCAGAGACGCTGATGATTATGCCAGCAACTTGTTTGCGTCACCGTATATCCAGTTATCCTATGTGAATCACACCGTAAACGGATATCCGACCACCTTGGGTTTTGATACTGATGAGCCGTACGCAGCGTTCCCGACCGCTATTGGCGGCGATGGCTCAAATTACTACGCCGACTACTATTACCAGTCTACGGGGCAGCGAATAGCCCTTGTTGGTGGCGGGTGGGTCGGCGCCGCGGATG